GTTAACTCTCCTAATTTTTTGGTTTCAATAATACCAGTTTCATCATTCTTTAACTGAACAACGTAGTCACCTTCCTTAGTCATTGTTGCCATGTTGGCAATAAATTGTTTGTCTTCAGGTGAATCAAAGGTAAGTGTTGGATTTATTTTAGATAACCTTTTATCTAAGTCTGCCGCGGCTAATGCGGTTTTTGTAAGTTGGTCATATGAAATACCTGTTTCTTGAGACATTTGTCTCAATGTTAAAATTCCCTGTGGGTTTATTTTAAATGATTTGGTTTTTTCATCAAACTGTGTAAATTGTTTTGTGGCTTTAATTAAACTATCTTGTAATGCTGCAGGGTCATTTATTGAATCATTCATTAATGCAAATGGGTCACCTAATTGACCAACAGCCAATCCTAATCTTTGGAAAGCTGAAGCCATATTAATAGCGCCTTCAGGGTCAATTACTTTTTCTGCAAAATCTTTAGTAGCGTTCATGTCAAATCTTAACATTGAAGCCTGTGCCGCCATCTTGGTTAATCCACCAACACCATCAGAAAAATTGAATCGGTTCATTAGTGACATATTTCGAGTAACGTCACCCATAACCATTTTGGCATTTAAACCAAGGCTTTGAATGTATATAATAGAATCTGTTAAGTTTGTACCAATTTGGGATGTTTCAATTCCAACTTCTGCAAAATTTTCAACTAATGTTTTTGATTCTACACCTAATATTTTACTGGCAGCATAAAGTTCACTAACTTGGTCTTCAGTTGCAATAAATTGTCTTCTTGACCCTTCGGCAATTTCTATTATAGTGTTGGAAACATCTTTAATACTTCCACCTAAACGAATAATACCTGCGGCAGACCTAGATGCAGCATCATTCATTTCATCAAGTCTTGCCCTGCCAGCAATAAATGAATTATTGATATCATTGGCGGCTGTAGCCATGCCGTCAATTGCGTCTAATATTTTACCTACAGGAGCTCCTAAACTTTCAAAAGTTTTTTTAAGTTCTTCGTAGGAATTTATAGGATTTTCTTTAGGAGTTTCTGCCATTACAATTTTTTAGTTTCTATATAAATAGAAGAAGGACTAATTTTTTAGTCCTTCTTATTGTCTTCAATCCATTTATCCAACAAATATCTTCTTACAAACAACGGCATCCGTTCAAAATCTTGATAAGAAATTTTCATTAGTGTTGTCAGATAGTAAAATTCATCTATCTGTACTTTCCTATAATCAGAAGAAAGGGCGAAAAAAGTCTGCCCCAAACCCAACATTCACTGTTAGTTTTTCTCCTGACGGGGCTGAAATTGTTTTGGTCATATCCAATCTTGGTTCATTTTCATTCATAAAGTTTCTTACGAATTTTGAGTCAGAGATTGGCATTGACTCAACAAATTTTGCAATCATAGCTTTGTCAGTTGAACCATCAACTTCAATGATTTCTTTTTGCATTCTCCACGTAATTCTTGGAACAACCCTTCCTTGTGGATATGTCTCAGCCATTTTACTAATCTCCATAATTTCACCATAACTTAATGGTTTTAATTTAATCGATGATTGAGATTTTGGTAATAAAATAGTAAATGAACCATCTTCATTTGGTTGTTGTCCATTAATAATATTTAGTTGGTCTAATAATACCGTACTTTTAAATGGTTTTTTAGTTGCAGGGTCTGTAACATTTATTACCATTTCAGGACCAAATCCAGTATTTCTTAAGAAGATTAGAATTGCTTCAACATCACCCTCAATTAAATCTTCAACCTTTACATCTGGTTCGTAGATTTTTGCTCTTAATAAAGTCATAGTTAAATCAGCGGCACCACCCATCAGAATGTTTTCATCTGATGCGGTTAGATAACCAACTTTAATTGATTTCTTTTTGTTTTTATAAAAAATACCTTGTGATGGTAATTGTACCACATCATGTGGTAGTGTGAAATTGTCTTGACCGTGGTCTCTTGATTGATTGTCCATATATAAAAATAACCGTAAAGTTTATTAGCTTTACGGTTAAATATAATTGAGTGTAATTTTATGTAAAGTGAATTAGTAAACTAACACACATCTATCCATTCTTAAAGAAGCTGTGATATCCGCTAACGCATCTTGACTATAAGATAATGTTCCGAAGTTTACATCAGTTAAGAATGTTCCATAAAGAATCCATTTCTCAACAACAACTCCTGTTGGGTCCAACATCTCAAGGTCGATGTCTTTTTTGTAACCCGCAGCATAACCCATACGACCTGTCACTGATTCAGCGTGTAAACGAACCCACTCCATAAGAGCTTGAGCTGCTGACGGTCCAATAGGGTCACGGAACTTAACACTGATAGGGTCCCAGTTAAATCTACCTGCAACAAATGTAGATGTGTTTAGAAATTGTATTTCAGTTGCACCAATCTTGATAGACGGTCTTGAAGCGCTTTCAACAAACCATTCGTTGATACCCAAACTTGACGGAAACCTTAAAATGAAACGGTTCTGGCGTTTCGGTTCGTAAGGTATCGGCATTTTCATTAATAAATCAGCCATGTTATTTTAATTTTTTTTTGTTTTTTTTTTGTTGTTTATATCCTATAAATATAGTCTTGTTAAAAAATTTTTCTCTTTACTTTTATTTTGTCGAGATTATTATCTACTTATATTCCTTTTTAACGCCTCCAGCAGTAGAATAAGTCTTAACTATATTATTTGGTTTATTTTTAAAATGCTTACTCATTACTTCTACATTTCTAATATCATCATCTGAAAATCCAATACTAGGTTGCTCTGGAACAAAGTTATTAGATACATCATTTTTAATAAAGGCATTCTTATTTAACTTTTTCGCCATTTTCTTAATATAAGAAACAAACTCTTCCATAGCACGAACTTTTGCTTCTTCAGGGTTGGCAGCACCTTCTTCATCGTCAAAAGACACTGGATGATATTTGTTAAGGTCCAAATACGATTTGATTAATTCATCGTCCGTCATATCTTCCTCGTCAAAAAACGACCTGTATTTTTTAAGGTTCTTAACGAGTTGGTCTTTATCTATTCCATGAAACCCGTCAATAATATAATTGTAAACGGCTTGTTTTAAAGTGTTGGGGTTGTGGCCTCTCGCAGTAATAATTGAAAATATTGACCCGTTATTAATTGCTTCTCTAAAATCATTAAATGCCGGTCCAAGTTTTGCTCTCATAGCATCAACCAAAAAATCTTTGTCACCTGCGGTTCTAAAGTTTCTATATGGTTCTTCAGAAAATCCAACAATGGTATCACCATTATAGTCAAAATCTTCTTTTCCAATTTTACTTCTGTATTCTGCAAAATCATCTGTACTCATACCAACTTCATCACCATCTTCAGTTTTTAACATTATCTTTGTTGGCATATGAACAATGTTGTCATCCCAATCAAACGCATAATATTTCATATCTGGTGTTCCCTCACCCTTAAATCCCTCTCTAAGTTGTCTTTTCATACTTGGCAAATAAAGGGGGTACTAATTGTACCCCCGTTATGTTTATTAAATATTTTCAAACGAAGCTCCTGTTGGAGTAATAAAGAATTCGATATCGATGAATTCTAATGCCTTCGTAGGTTTTAAGTAAATTTTACCTGTTAATGTGTTTCTATCTAAGTCTTCAGGTGAAGATGAAACAGTTACACGGAAATCGTATAAACCTCTGTCTCTTCTGATTGAATCCAAGATAGGGTTAACACTATCCAAGAATTGTTGTCTAACGATTTGGTCGTTTTGTTCAAACAATAATCTTACAGCTACTGCGGAAATTAACTTACGAGCTTGAAGTAATAATCTTCTTACATTCAATCTGTTAAGTGCTGTGTCAGCAATTTGTAATGTTTTATTACCCCAAATTACAGTTCCAACATCAGAGAAAGTTGCGATAGGGTTGATTCTACCTTGATACAATGTATCTCTGTCAGTTTGTGTAAGTTTTTGCCTAGCTTTGATTGAGTTTACAAGACCTCTTGTGTAACCCGCAGATGCGAACCAAGGGAATGAAATGTTATCAGTCAGTGCTAAGTTTCTACAAACCTCACCTGTTGGTGGTAAGTAAATTTGTGTATTGTTTACAGTATCTCTTGTTAAAATCCAAGGGTAGTAAGTTGCAGTATAGTTAGAGTCAATTCCTGTATTATCCAAGTTGTCAACCGCTTCTTGTGAATAGATGATATCCAAAGAACTTGTTGAATCTGGTGTATACATTTGGTAGTCAGGAGTTGTACAGATATAAACTGAATCTGCTCTTGAGTATTGAATCATGTCAATTGCTTCTTCTACAAGATTTGAGTTGTTAATATAGTCAATACTTGCACTTGCAAACACGTTAATGTTAGTTGCTTCAGGATTAGCGAATGTCAAAATACCAAGTAAGTAAGCGTAGTAGTCAGTATTTGCAAAGTCCTGAGTATTGTTTTGAACAATAATTCTCTTGAACAATCCGTCACCTGTTGCAGTTGGGTATCTTGAAGATGGTGCAGTACCCGCCAAATAACCTGACTGTCCTAATTGGAATCTGTCTTGGTTAGTTCTCCATTCTCTGTAAATATCCCATCCGTCAAATCCACCTGCGAAACACACAGTGTATTTTCTTGAGTAGATAAAGTAGTATGGGTTATCTTGTGTTGCTGGGTCTGCTCTAAATTCTGCAACACCACATTCAAACGCTGTTTGACCACTTGTTTCTGAAGTGTTCGCAATTGTAACTACAGTTGCTCCTGAATCCATGTGGAAACCTTTACTTAAGTAATTCCATTTGATTGAGTCAGTCGCTAATGCCCAATTTGATTGTGGGTTTTGTTTTCCTTTATAAGTTAAGAATGATTCATCAATTCCATATTGTGTTGAGAAACCTAAATAAGTTCTTCTTACAATATCACCAGGAGATTCCACTGTATTTGAACCACCAATAGGTGTTCCAAAAGGTGGGTTAGCAATAACTTCACCTGGATAATCGTATTTTGTTTTAAATTTAGGATATGGTGATGGGTAAATTGCAGCATCTTCATATTCTCTTTGTGTGTAACCGTAGAAACCACAAGGTAAAGAATCGATTGGATACTCATTTGCCATTTCAACCATGATGTATTTTGAAATCAACGCGAACTCACCATTAGACGAACCAATTTTTTTCGCAATAAAGTTATTAGTTGCTGGGTCCATGTTACAATTGGTAAACTTTTCAATTACAACAGGGTTTGCATCTGTATCAAAGAAATTTCTAACAAAAACATCAAACGACATATTGTTATATGATAAGTTTGCAATTGACACTTTAACTTCAGTGTTTGCTGAATCTCCATCAGAAATTGATATAAACTTAAATAAGTTATATACCTTATTACCTCTTAATTCAGAAACCAAATAAGGTGTTTCAGGTGATTGGTATTTTTCTAAATTCCATGCAATTGATTGACTTGATTGACTTCTTGCGTCTGGTAATGCAATTAAGTCACAATTCAATCCACGAATGTATCCTTGACTATAAGCATAATTTAAACTTCCTTGATAAATTTCCTCAACATAAATTGGAACTTCAAATCTTGATTTACCAAAATTATCAACTCCCAACACTTTTGTAATGTATTTTGCAGAAGATGCCAATAATGAAGTTTCTAATGAGAATGTATTATTATCTTTAGTTACACCTGATAACAAGAATGTTCCATATGGTGTGTCAGTTATACCTGAATATTGTCCAGTACAAATTAATTGTAAATTATTAGGAACCCAAGCGTTGTCGTTTTCGTAATCAATACCTACTTCGTAAACAGGTCCGTGGTCAATACTATCCGCAGAATTAACATATTGAGTAATACCTCTTGAACGAAGAGTACCAACAACCATGTTATTGAATTCTGTGTATGCAGTACCTGTAAATGTATATGTTTCACCTGTAACTGTACCAGTAAAACTACCACTGCCACCTGAACTTAAACTATTAACAACATAGTAGAACGAATAACCTGTATAGTTATTTCCTGAAGAAATATCAAAGTTAGCATAAAGCCACGGGTCATTTTCAGATGACGATAAATCATTAAGTTCAAAATCGTTAATACAATTATAAGGATTTTGAACTGTTGGGTATGAGTTAATTAATGGTGTATAATCATCATCAGGAATTGCACCATATACTACGGATGTTGTTGCCGAAAGAGATGGTGTGTCAATTATGTTACCTAAATATGTGTTAAAATCCTCTTGTATTGTAGATGTTGAACCGTCTTGTAATCTGTATTGAACATTCAAATTCGCCTGAACTTGAGCAGGTAACGCCCCACTTATAAAGGTAATTGTATTTCCTGATGATGTACCAGTAAATGTTGCGGTAAATGTTGTTGCGTTTGATGGTGAACCAATCGTTGTTGGGTCAACATTAGCAATTAATGAAAGACTCCAAGATGGACCCGCATCATAACCCGACAAACCCAATACTCTTGTAACAAACAATTGGTTTGATTGTTGCAAGTATGATTTAGCAATATATGCAGCCTCATATTTTGGGATTTGAGTGTTATAAAATTTAACGGGTTCGGTTCCACCAAAGTAGGCTTGGAACTCATCGTAATTTGTTATGAATACTGGTTCAAATGCTGGGCCTTTTATAGTTTCCCCAACAAGACCTAAAGTCGTTACCCCCACACTTTGGGCTACGAATGATAGGTCGGTTTCAGATGTGTAAACGCCTGGTGATACGAATACTTTTTGATTTGCTTGTGTTGCCATTATTAAATTATTCTGTTACAGATTTATTTTATAGATAAATATTCGACTTTTAATGAAAAAACTTTACTTTTGGATAAGTATTTATAAACGGTATGAATAAATTCTGCCTTTTTTCTACCCATGAAAATCAAGAAAGAAATAAAGAACATCAAAATATCCCCTGAATCACATGATATCCTAAAAAAGTACTGTGATAAGCGTGGAATCAAGATTTATAAATTTTTGGAGAATTTAATCTTTGAAAAGTGTAAAGAGAAGAAAGATATCTACGGAGAAGATTAAACTAATTTGTTTTCGTACAATATATTGGATTCTTGGGTGTCGTCATTTTTTGTAACTTCAATCCTTAAAATATCGTTTGTTGTGATTTCAATTATTTGTAAATCACTACCATAATAATCGTCATTAATATATACATCAAAAGTATCAACATTGTTTGTGGATACCAAATTCATATTAGCGGTAAAATCAATTCTATCTGTTAAAACGGTATTACCTGAAACAAATAAAAATGGCATTTGAAACTCATCAGGGTTTTTTGGAAATTTATCTATTCTTCGTTTTCTTGATGAAGTATCCATTTCAATTAATTGTGTAACTCTTTGAATTGCAGGTTTTACTTCAAATTCTTCTTCATCAATCAAATACCCCAACATAGTAAAATCATAACTTTGAACATAATACTTTCTTGACTCCATATTAAGTTGTGATTCATCAGATACATTATTCATTACAATTGGAACATACTGACCCTTAATAAAAGTATATGCTTGTCTTGATGAAAAAGTTTGCATTACAATTTTATTAAGTTGATTCAACTCTCTCATTCTATTACAAATGATTTTAACTTGATAATTAATATCTACAGGAACGGGTTGTGGAATTGTATAAATGTCCATACCTTGTTCGTTTCCGTTCCATGTTGGAACCGAAGCGTAATAAAATTGTTTTCTATTTGGAATTGTATATTGAAGTGATGGGTTTGTACCATACTTAACTTCAGGTGTTCTAACTACCGTAATAAATGGCGGGGCGGGATTGTAATCCATATCCACAAATTGCCATGTTTCTAAATATTGTGTCCAGTTTTGAGTTGTAATAATAACATCTAATAAAGGAACAATTTTACCTGCAGTGACAACTTCAAGTTCGGTCTTAACAAAATCAAGCATTCCCCTATCCAAGTCGGCATGTAATACTGACTTAGGTAAATAAGTTCCATCATCTTTAATATATTCTAAAAGTTGTTCTCTTCTTTCAGATAAAACTTTTTTTGGTACCAAAGGTAATGTTGGTTTGACTATGGTTCTTGGTAACGGCATTTATTCTTTTACTACAAATAGTTTATTTTGTGAATTAATCATATCAACTTCTTCGGCTCTATAAACGGGTTCTTCACTTTGTTTATAAACAAATGAATCGTGTCTATAAGGATTGTATGTCACAATCATGTCAGACGGTGGATTTGGAATGTCATCACAAGGATATTCACAATAATCCAATAATCTTCCAATCACAAATGCGTGAACGTTTTTTGATTTTTCAGAACGAACTCGTTCTTTACCACCTTTTCTAACTCTGAATTCAACATCACCTAACTTAACATAGTCAGCGTGCATAATAACTTTACTGTCGTATGTCACAGAAAATGTCTGTTTGTGTAAGTTGTAATAGACCATTACCTTCTTACCCAAGAATAAATTATCAAATTGTGATTCTGTAATAACGACTCTCATTATAATCCTCTAAATTCGTTTTCACTTACCCATGTGGCGGTAATTGTTCTATAAAATGGTTTGTACCCACCATATGTGTGTTTATTGTCGGACCTAACGTATCCGTCATCACTAACAGAATAATATCTAACTCGGTCCTCGGTTTCATAATATCCAATATAATCACCCATGAATATTTCAACATTCAAATCTTCAAGTTGTTTTTGATAAATTGAGAATTTCATATTTCCTGGCTCTTGGATTTCAACTTTGGAATTACCATAGAATTTATTGGTTGGTGCCATAACTTGAACCAATCCTTTTAATTCAACAGGTGCCATGAATTGAATACCGTCTTCCATGACTTCACCATAAACGTCATCCTTCTTTGTCTTATAACGGTCAATACGATATAACACAATGGTAAAGTTCATATCACCCTCCAACCATTCTTGACCCATACCAATATCAAGGTCAAAATCTTCACCACCAAAGAATTTACCTAATCTCGTTATCGGAACTAATTTTTCCATATATTGATAAATACCTAAACTTTTACTATATTTAAGTAAATTTAGTAATATTAAATGAGTGATGTTAGTTTAGAATCAAAGGCAATGTCCATTCTTGAGTCGTATGAGGGCGGCAATAACTATATCTTGGAATTAAAACGCAAATCACAAGTCAATAGAAAGTTTTATCCAACAAGGAGTCAATCGGAATACATTATCAATTTTCACAACAAACAACCAAAGGTTGCAAAGAAATGGGTAATCCTTGACACATACTTCGCTCAGAAATTGGCTGACGACAAATTGTATACTGAAATCCCACAAAAAGTATGGGTTGAAAAATTATTGGCGGATAAAGAAAAGGCTTACCACATTTGGGGTAAAGTATTGGATAAAGAAGAATTCCATGATTTTTGGTTACCAAAGGCTGCAATCATTAAAGACAATTCAGTTAAAGATGTTGTAATTGATTATTCAAAGTATTCTCATCGCCCACCACTTGAACACCAAAAAGAAGCGGTTCAAAAATTAGTGGAGAATAAAAAGTTTATCCTTGCCGATGATATGGGTCTTGGTAAAACAACTTCAACAATTATTGCAGCGTTAGAGTCAGGTTCAAAGAAAGTATTAATTATTTGTCCTGCGACATTAAAGATTAACTGGAAACGTGAAATTGAAAATTATTCAGATAAATCAATCTACATTGCGGAAAGTAAAAACTTCAGTACCGAAGCCGATTATGTAATTATAAATTACGATATAATTAAAAATTTCCATGACCCTAAAAAGAAAGACGATTCTCAAGTTCTTGCCGCCAAATTTGATTTGGTTATTATCGACGAAGCTCACTATATCAAAAATGCTACGGCTCAAAGAACAAAACTAATTAACGATATTATTAAAAATACCGAACGAATTTGGTTGTTAACAGGTACACCAATGACATCAAGGCCAATCGATTATTTCAACTTATTAAGTATAATCGATTCACCCGTGGCAAAGAATTGGATGGCATATGCAATCCGTTATTGTTCAGGGTACCAATTTAATGTTGGTGGAAGAAAAGTTTGGAACGTAACGGGGGCGTCTAACCTTGAAGAATTAAGAGACCGAACATTAGGTCTAACATTACGACGATTAAAAGAAAACGTACTTGATTTACCCGACAAGATTATCACTCCTGTGTATTTGAGATTGAAATCAAAGTCATATGAAAATGTGATGGGTGAGTATTATGATTGGTACGACAAGAACCCTGACGAATCTAAATCACTCACAGTACAATTTTCAAAATTAACAAAAGTTAGACAAATCATTGCAGATGAAAAAATTGCACAGACTATCGAACTTGCCGAAAACATTATTGAACAAGATAAAAAAGTTATTATTTTTTGTAATTTCACAGATTCCTTAAATAAAATCACAGAACACTTTGGTAAAGCGGCAGTTAAACTTGATGGCTCCATGTCAAAACCCAACAGACAAAACTCAGTTGACCAATTCCAAGATAATCCCAAAGTTAAAGTATTTGTGGGTAACATTAAAGCCGCAGGTGTTGGTATTACATTGACTGCGGCTGAAGCGGTTATTATGAATGACTTATCATTCCTTCCATCAGACCACGCCCAAGCCGAAGACCGAGCTTATCGTTACGGTCAAAAAAATAATGTTTTGGTTTATTATCCAATATTCGAAAATACAATCGAAGGTGTCATCTACGATATCCTAAACAACAAAAAACAAGTCATTGCCACCGTAATGGGCGACAACCAACATCCGGCCGATGCTGCAGAAGAAATCTTACAAAGAATTAACGAACTGCGATATTAACGAACTACGGATTATTTATATATAACGGATAATCCAAAATTATGAAAAGAACAAAAGAGAAAATCCAACAACTAGAGTTACAGATACTTGAAAATCACGTAACCATAGAAAAAGAGTTGTTGATTACAGAAATGAAAAAAATTGGAATAGAGAAACTACCATATTCCTACTCAGCCCTCAAACAGTTTATTGACCCCGAAACCATGAGTTTCCATTACAATAAACATTACAAAGGGTATGTTGATAAACTAAACGACGCATTATCAAAGAAAAAATACGGAGATTTAGAATTAGAAAAAATAATCAAGACAATCAGTCGTTTTGATAAAACAATTCGAAACAACGCAGGTGGAGCATTTAACCACGCTTTGTTTTGGAATATGTTAAGTCCCGAACCAAAAAAACTAACAGGTGAACTTTATAAAAAAATTACCAAAGAGTGGGGAACATTCACAAACTTTAAAAAAGAGTTTGATAAAATTGGTAAAGAAAGATTTGGTTCAGGTTGGGTATGGTTAGTTCTAACCTCCAATAACAGATTAAAAATTATGTCGACTCCAAACCAAGACAATCCATTAATGAATGTTATTGAAGGTGGTGGTTTTCCATTGTTGGGATTGGATTTATGGGAACATGCTTATTATTTGAAATATAGAAACAAAAGAGATGAATACATTACAAACTTTTGGAAAGTGGTTAATTGGGATTTTGTAACCAAAATGTATGAAATGAAAGTTGAAACTAAATTAACAGAATCTACCAAAATGAAACAAGTTTTAAGTGAAGGTAAATCTGAAATGTGTTCAAAATCTGATAATGAATTTTATAGAATGTTATTTAATGTAAACCAAGACATTAAATGGACTTATATGAATGGTATTAATAGAATTCTTAAAGAAGTTTTTAATGAAAATTATATTGAGACACCAAATAACAATCAATTACCTGGCGTTTATGATATTGAAGGACCTGGTAGGTCAGTAATAAATAAATTAAATACAAATTATACTGCGTTTTGTATCTTGTTAAGAGATTTAAATTACGTTATTACAAAAATACCAAATAAAAAACCAATATCATTTATAGATAAAACTCCAGCACAACAAAAGAAAGAAGTTGAAAGATTCGTAAGTGCTTTGGACCATTTTAAATATAGAATCTTTGATAGAGAAAGTTCAACATTTATTAATTTATTAATAACTTTAACCGAAAAAAACAAAGCTGGCGACAAACGAGAACAAATCACGGCATCAATTCTTAAAAGATTTTTTGGTAAAAGTGCAAAAGTTGAAATGATTGGTGAGTTAGGAAACAAAAAAGATGCAATCCAAGGAGTAGATTTGGAAATATTTAAAGATGATACTTTATATACCGCTCAAGTTAAACCATACAGAGAAATGAAACAAACCGAAGACGGAATGGAATTGGAGGGTACTGCAAGTGTTAAATTGTATAAAACAGATTGGATGGTATTTCAAAGAGGGAAAAATGTTTTAGTGTTTGATAAAAAACCAAAAATTATTAAAGGTAACTTTGTTTTTCCTCCTGATTCACTTTTATATAGTATATAATAAACTAAACGATATTTATTAGATATGGCAGTTATACCAGAACCAGAAAGGTCGAAAATTTATACGAGAATTAAACATCTATTGGGTGCACCATTAAGAAGTGTTGAAGTCACTGATGAAATGATGGACTCGTTGATGGAATTATCTATTCAAGATTATGAACAGTATATCTTGAATTGGTTAATTGATAGTCAGTGGGTTAACTTGGTTAATCTTAACATGACTGAAAAATCTGTTGCTCAAGCATTAATCACAAGAACAATGGATTTTGAACAACAATTCTCATATTCATATTCAAAAATTGTGGGTCTTCAGGCTCAAGGTCCTTGGGTATTAAAAAAGGATTATGTTATTCTTGAACAAAACAAACAAAATTACGAAATTCCTGCAGGTCGTGAAATCAATGAGGTTTTATGGTTTAGCAACCAACCTATCACCGCATTTGGTATGGGTGGTATTGGCGGATTTGGTGGTGCTGGTCTTGGTGCAAACGAAGCAGGTTTTGCTCAAATGGGATATCAAGGTTCTTATTATATGATGTCAGGGTTTGACTATCTAATTAGAATGCAAGAATCTAACATCTTAAATAGAATTCTTGGTGGTTCTTTAACTTATAGAATTACGGCATTACCTGACGGTAAAAAAGATTTACAATTATACAACGCTCCTGGTAATCAGTTTA